GGGAGTAACTATGTTTAAAATATTAAAAAGATCTCCAATCGGTGGACTTGGTACAAGCCAAAGGACTGGTTGGGGTTTATACTTTAAGAATAAATATGATTATAGAAATAGAATATTTAGCAGAATTGTTAAGGTTGTTTGTGGCAATCAATGGGGGTTGCAAGATAGATATGGTTTAGGCATGAAGCCAAGAACAGTGTGTAGCAATACTAGGGCAATTCAAAATAATATAATTATGAACCCCAATAATGCACCGCCTAAATTAAATCACAAATTAAGTATGATTTATTTATGGTCATGGATCTGGATAGAAGGCAGAGTTCGGTACAGTGTATTCAGCATTCCATATATTTTAAGATGGTTTAAATACCAAAGTTTTTTGACGCATTTAAAGAGGGGAATAATAAAATGGATTATCCAAACAAATTGTATACATTACGAAACAGTTTGAGAAAAAGCCAAGAGGATATGGCAGAATTGTTAAATATATCACAATCTGAATATTCAAGATTAGAGAAAGGTAAAAGACGATTAGGCGTTCATGAAATGCCTTTAAAAAAATATTTTATAGATAATAATATAATGTCTGATGCCGATAGTTTAGTAGAAACAGCTACTGCAAATATTATGGGTAGTACCTATAACGATAAACATTTTGATAATGCATATGAAAATGGAAATAAAATGTTGCCTGTTTATGGTACACCTTTATTGAGCGGTGGTATTAAATGGACTGAGGAAGCTGTTAATATGATTGATAGAGTGCCATCACTAAAAGACAATGCCCAAGCATATGTTGCCTGTGTATCAGGTGATGATATGAAGCCTAGACTGTTTAGGGGGTATAAAGTAATTTTAGATCCGACTTCAACACCAAATCCAGAATCATTAGTGTTAGTTGAGTTTAAATCAGAAAAAAATGTAAGATATTTTAGAGAGTTTGTTAGAAGTGATTCTGATAAAATTGTTCTAAAAAAATATAATCCAGAAGTGGAAAATGAGTATAAACACTCTGATATTACTAAAATCCACAATGTTTTTGGGTTAAGAACATAAAAAAAAATAATTAGGGGTTTACATTATGCGTGTTTACCCCTAATACTACTCGCATGAATACACATAATTATGCGAATGAGATTAAAACAGATGATACAGAAACAGTTTATGTTCCTGAGTATCTCAAAAATTTTCAACTATCAACGAAGTCTTTAGAAGAACGCCAGAGCAAAATAGGTGGATCTGAGATTTGCGTATTAGCAGGCGGTGATGAAGAAAGGCAAGATAAATTATATGCTTTAAAAGCAGGGCATATAAAGCCTGATGATTTGTCTACAGTCTGGGCAGTTGTATCTGGTTGCGCTACAGAAGATTTAAATCTGGCATGGTTTGAGTATAAAAATCAGGTTGAAGTTGTTAATCAGCAAATGGTTTTAACTTCTAAAAAATATGATTTTATGCGTTGCACATTAGATGGCAGTATAAACAATTACAAAAATCGTCAGGCTGTTATAGATGCTAAGTTTACTCTGGGTTATAAAAAAGCTGATGAAGAATATTCAGATGTAATTCCAAGATTAATTAAATACTATACTCCACAGCTTTATTGGAATGCTTACCTATTAGAAGAACATACTAATAGATCAGTGCCTTATGGCATTCTAAGCATACTCAGGGGCGGTAATGAGCCATCATTCCACGAAGTTAAGATAGATAAAGATTACCAGTTAGAGTTAATTAATATAGCTAAAGATTTTATGCATTGCGTAAAGAATAGCTTACCATACAACATTCCAGATTTTGTAGAACCGCCAGTGCCTGTTCAAGATAAAGTGCCTGTAGATATGACTACAGTAAAATCTAAATTAAATTGGAAAAGACACGCGGACACATGGTTACAAACTTATGGTGCAAGACAATCCTGTTTAGAAGCTGAAAAAGCATTAAAAGATTTAGTGCCAAAAACTGCATCAATTGCATTTGGTGATGGCATAAAAATATCAGTAAGTAAAAATAATAGAAAAAAGATAGAGGTGTTAAATGACTGAGGTAGGTCAAGTATATAAAGCGTTAATAGAATTTAAAAGCCAGATGCCAAAAGTAGAAAAAAGTGGCGTAAATAAAGCATTTGGTACTGGCAATAAATATTCAACACTAGAGGATGTTTTAAAGGTTGTGCAGGGGTTGCATGAATTTAATTTGTTTTTAGATCAAAGAAATATAATTGATAAAGAAGTTGATTTCCCATTGTTAATTACAAGAGTTGTTCATGTAGATGGTAGTTCTACAGAAGCATCTGTAACACCTATTTACATGGATACAAAAAATACTCCAATGCAAAGATTTGGCAGTGCTGACACTTACGCCAGACGTTATGCATTAATAAAAATATTTGGCATTGCTGACATAGATAATGATGGCAATGAACTAAAGAATACTTCATCTGATGGCAATTCCCTCTCACCGCATAGCCAGAAGAAGAAGGAAGCATCATCACCAGATTCCTCCATTTCTGGTGATGGTGACTTAACTTTAGATAGTGAATTAGCATTGGCTAATGATCTAGATTCTTTAAATAAAATTTTTAAAAGACTAGATAAAAACGAGATGAAAAACACAGATATAATCTCAAAATTTAGCAAACGTAAAGCTGAACTAAAAGGAGCAACAGCATGAGTGAAAAACCATTAATAAAATATGGCAAGGATAATAATACAGTAACTATTAACAATAATGATCGCAGGGAAGAAGATTGGCATGATCATAGGCGCGGTAGGTTAAATGTTAATGGCGTTATGTATTACATCAACCTTAAAAATATGAATGCTGAAGATTGGATTGCAGGTAAAATTGTAAAAATGCCTGATGATAAAGCAAAAGAATGGCTTGAAGGCACTCCTGCCGAAACAGAAAAAAAAACTGAAGTAAAAGATCAAAAAAAGAAAGAGGAAGATCTAGATGATGAAATCCCCTTCTAAAAGAATTAAAGAGCGTAAAGATGGTAAGACTATTAGCAATCAAGATGCTAATTCAACACCTAACCAGAACCTGCGTATCAATAAGCATTACATATTATCTGAGCCAGAAATTAGAGCATTAAACGCTATTTATAAACCTGATTCAGATACTGATGCAATTGCCTATGGTGAACCAATTGATAAGAAGATCTTTAATAAACTCTGGATTAAAGGTCTTGTAAGGACTGAAACAAGTTGCCTAGCACCTTTATTAACACCTTATGGGATTGAACGTCTTAAATGGTCTAGAAATGAACTTGATGCAGAACCTGATGATGTACGTTTTGCAAAAGATCCGAAAGTAAGAAATGACAAATGATAATGTAAATAATCCAAGTCATTACACTCAAAGCGCGGTGGAATGTATAGAAGCAATTAAATCAGCTACAGGTAATGGCTTTGCAGATTATTGTCAGGGAAATATCATTAAATATGTTTGGCGTTACAAGCAAAAGAATGGTGTTGAAGATCTAAAAAAAAGCCAGTGGTATTTAAAAGCATTAATTAATTATGAAGAAGAAAAAATGGGCAAAAACAAGATCAACAGCAACACCGCAGTGGGGTAAATGTGAAGAATGTGGCAAAGACTTTATCTGGGGTAATGGCGCAGTTACAATCTACCTTCATGGAGATATGTCGAAGTGTTGGGAATTATGTTCCAACGATTGTGTCGATAAAACAAGCGCAAGACTTAAAGAACTGGAACAGATCTGGGATGCCCTTTGATTTAATACCAGAAGCACAAAAGCAAAAGAAAGATTATACAAAGTTAGCTAATCAATTAAAGGTAAATGAGTTTATAGCACTAACGCCAGATAATGTAATTAAGTCTAATGTACAGTTACAAGGCAGGGCAAGATATGTGCAAAGATTGCTTAGAAAAAATGGCAAAATATCTAGTTATAGAAAAATAACAGAAAATGAATATAGAGTTTACAGGATTAAATAATGCAATTAACAGTTAAAGAGTTAGGTGAGAGATGGTCTATATCTGCTAGGACAATACAGCGCAGATGTAAATCAGGGGTAATACAATCTTTTAACGCAGGAACAGAATCAAAACCTCTTTACCGAATACCCATTGATTTTGTTCTGGCAAGTGAGAGGAATGGACAATGCATAAATTTAAATTGTACCAACGTAAAAAAGGTAAGCAAAAGAATTGGCTTGTTACATGGACAGATCCGCAGGGCAAATCAAAGACAGTATCAACTGGAACGCAAGACGAATTAATAGCTGAAAAGTTTTTAACTGCTTTTAAATCTGCTCATGTTCTAGAAAATGAAATATCTTGCGGTTTGATAATTGGCAAATATTGTTTTGACTTACATAAAAGACAAGCCACATTACAAAACAAAAGAAAAACATTATCACATGAAAAGATATTATTAAAATATTTTGAAAATGCTAATCCTTACGACTTAGAGGAAGCAGTTGATAATTTTACTACTCAAAGGCAAATAGAAGGAATAAGCCAGAATGGTATTGCCAGAGATTTGTCTGTATTAAAAGCATCTTTAAATTGGGCGGTAAGCAAAAAAAGTGGCAGGCTATTAAAACAAATGCCTTACAACGTAGAAGTAGAAAAAGAAGATAATCCAAGACTAAGATGGTTAGAAAATTTTGAAGAAGAACTTTTACTTAATGCTTTAAAAGATGAACCGCTTTATGTAAAATTAACTTTTGGTCTGGCTTTAACTACAGCGCAAAGACTTGGAGCAATTCTTGATATTAAAAAAGGCGGTGTAAGATTTGAAAGTAATAAAATTGATTTTAACTATGGTAAGCCTAAAGGTAAATTAAAAGGCAGATCTATTTGTGAAATTCAAGATTTTATTGCTAAAGAATTAAAAGAAGCATATTTAAGTAGCCAAAGCGGTTATATTGTAGAAAAAAATGGTAAGCCTGTAACAAACTTTTATAATGATTTTTTAAGAGTTAGAAATAAATCTGGTATAGAAGATTTTAGATTCCATGATTTAAGAACTACATGGGCATCTAGAGCATTGCAAAATGGTGTACCTATGATTGAAATAAGTTATCAGCTTGCACACTCTTCTATTAAAATTACTGAAAAACATTATGCTAAATTACCGCAAGCAACTAGACCACACGCAACAGCATTTACTGACAACTTTTATAAAGGAAAGTCGCTTTAGTCGCGCCTGTCGTTAGTGTCGCAAGTGTCGCAGACAGACCATGATAACCTATTGAAATTAAATACTTTTTCTGCCCCTCCCTCCGCCATGAAAAGATATTAGTTTCAGTGGGTTAACACCCTTTTGACAGATTAAAATCTGTCACCTATTTTTTATAGAATTTTGACACTCCGCGAATGGCAAAACTGCTTGCTATCATTGCGCCTAAACCTGCCTGATAAAACGTAGGCATTTTCTCTAAGGCTTCAAAACCATTAGATACAATTTCCCTGCCCCAATCACCACAAAAGCATAAAATTAATGGCACTGAAAAAAGTACAACTAACCATTCATCTTTCCATGAATTAGCCTGATTTTGAGCCATGATCTTTTCCCAATCTGATTCAGAACTCAAGATCTTTGCTTTAGCTTCAGCTTCAGCTACTTTAATTTGATTCTCACCTTTCTGTTTTGCAACCCTGCCTTCAAGAAAAGTAGTGGCTATTTGTCCTATGACATTTATCGCTTGGAACATAAAAACACCTATTTAATAATAATTTAGAAGTATTTTACAACTTTATGCGCATATTTACAAATAAACACTTGTATTAACTTTAAGTTAATATTATATTATAACTATAAACAACTTGTGAGAGGGTAAACAGATGAACAATACAGATTATATATATAAAAGACCAGATGGTGGCACAACACATTGTTATGGCAAAATAGAAGATGATAGCAACTTTGAACTTGTATGTGCTGATGAAGATTATGATGGCATAGCTGATGACGTAGATGCTGAAGAATTAAATACTTGGAAGAAGGTATGTGATTATCTTTATGAGAATTATCGTAAAGATGTAGAAGAAATAGTTAGCTGTTAGGGAGAAAGTAAATGAGTTTAGATATTAGATTTTTTAAAGAAGAAAGTTCTAAGGAACTTAATATTTATGCAGAAGTACATTATATGGTTATCCTAAAAGAAAATGATAAACCATTTAAACTTTTACCTTACCATATTTCTCAATCGTATCCGACTAGAGGGTATAATGTCGCTAAATATTCAGAAGAAGTTAATGTTGATACAATTCTAAGCACTCCATATATGTTTAGAAATAACGAAGGTAAGCATTTTTGGTTTGCCACTTTAAAAGAAGCTAAGAAATTTATTTATAAACAAGTTCAAAAAGAATATGGGGGAGAAAGTAAATGAGTAAAATAGCTAAATGCAAATTGCCTAAAAATCATAAAGATTATTATTATGGTGATGAAGAAGGTAGGCAGATTTACCCTAACCTTTTTAATCACTTGCTATCAGTTCCTAGAGTTGCAATTCCTAAAGAACCTAGAATTTATAAGGTTGGTGGCTTGCCCTGCACTAAAGGTAATAAAGGTAATATAGATGGATTAAGCCATGAAGAATATCGCGCAAGAGAAAAATCTTACTATCAAAAATTTAAAAGAATATGTGATAAAAATAATCTTGGATTTGAAGTTAACGATTACGACCATCCACAGGGTGAGGTTCATTTTGATAAAGATATAGGGTTATGTTGCTTTGTTACTGGTGAACCACATGGAGATTATACAATCTTTGAAGATTGGGAAGGAATGTATCTTACTGTTAAAGAATATTTTGAGGGAGAAAGTAAATGAATTACAATTTAAAAATATGCAAAACTGATGTTAAAATTTATGACATTAACATTGATATAGATTTTGCTGATTTAAAAAGTTGGGTGGATGATACTCAATATGATTATCAGGAATTTCTTGAAATGAATTTCTTTGATGACGATAAAGGTGAGATTGATAAAAGTAAAATAGATACGTCAGAAGAAGAATTTTATAACCAATTTGTTGACGATTATATAGAAAGTTTAGATGTTGATGTTCTTTTCACAGATAATTGTCAAAATCATTCTGAGTATCAATTAGAAAGTGAAGAATGCCAGTTAATGGAAGTGGGGGCAAGTTAAATGACAAAATTAAGATTTGATATAAATATTGTTTTGGATATTAATGAAGAACAAGCGGAAAAACTGGAACTTTATTATGAAGAAAGAGTTCCAGAATTAACTGTTATCAAAAGATTTGGTAAGGGGGATGGTTCTACAGGTTTTTATTTTAATAAAGAATTTGTAGAAGTTTTAAGACAAAAATATATGTATGAAGTTGAGCAAGAAATTAAATCAATTACCACTTAACTTTATTTGCCCAAAATGCCCCAGACATAACACCCCTTTGTATATTGGCTTTGTGTCTGGCTTTAAAAGAATCAGACCTAGCTGTTTTATTTTTGTCACCGCTTACGCCTTGTTGACCAAATCTAATTAACTTTGTTTGATCACCTGATCTAGCTAAAACCATATGGCTTTTAGTTTTATGATCTGGTGTTTTTTTTGGCTTATTAAATCCTGATAAACCAAACCTTTTTAATCTTGGATCTTTATAACTCATCTTTTACCACCTAATGCACTAAAACCAAAGTATGCTCCAACTAATCCACACATACTAATATACTGTGTCATAAGTATACTTTCCGCGCTTTCTAAGCGGTCTGGGGCTACTAAAGTGACTATTGTGGTAATTCCCATTAAAATTATCAAAACCCATGCCATACGCCTTTTATTTACCTGATAAGCAAGTTTATCTGGAATTAGATCATTTTTGTTATTTTCATCCATATTTTGCCTTTCCGAATCAATCCTTGAATCGATGTTTTTTTAGTTTTTTTAACAAAAAGTTGTTAATTTTAAAATCTTTAAGTTACTGATTTTATTCAATAATTAACTTTAAGTTTACTTTTTACATTAAGTATGTTATAATAAAGTATTGATATTATTAGTTTTATATCAATTGTTATTTGAAATAGTAAATAAATTAAACAATCATAAATGGAGAATGATATGAAAAAATGTTTCGTAATTGTTATTGATAAACAATATACTTCAACAATCTTTGGAAAAAAAGTATTCAAAGATAAGACTTCTGCTTTAAGAGAAGTTGAAAAATTAAAAAGTCAAGGCAAACTAAAAGAAGGCAAAACCATTGATGGCTTTGAAAAAACCATTAAAGTTGTGCAAGATGATATTAAATATATTGAAAGTGTAATATAAAAATTAACCCCTGCTTCGGTGGGGGTTTTTTATTGCTGTCTTTCTCCAGTACGCATTTGCTCAGCTAATTCTTTCGCCCTGCCCTTAACCATTTTTGCCCAACGCGAATCTAACATATTTAAACTTGCCATTTTATAGTTCTTATCTTCAAGATCAGAAATTAATCCCACAAATTTTTTAAAAGTTGGGAAGCCTAAATTAAATACCATATTAATTAAACAATCTTTCCTGACTTCATCTAATTCATTAAACCAATAAAAAGTTTCTAATTCTTTTCTTGAACGCTCAATATCATTTTTTAAAAGATATCTGGCTTCATCTTCTGTTATGCCATTATCGGAAATGTTCCTTCCTGCACCCAAAGTTAATTTGTTTGATGTGCAATAATAAGGTTTTAATTCCATACCTTCATGTCTGATTAATTGATCTGCTAAACTTTCCATTTTAGTTTCTTCCTGTATTTTCTATTGTGAATTATTTTTAAAGTTTCTTTCAGAGTTTCTTCTTCTACATTTTTGTTATCAAAAACTCTCAATGTTTTTCTGGTGGTACGAGTCAGTATATTTTCAACAGGCATATAAAAGCACCGCCTTGCGTAAAGACTAACAAGCATACAAAAATCAAAATCATTAACGTCTGGGATTCTTTTGTTACCGCCAAGACCTAACTGAAACTGGTGGTGTAAATAGTTTTTGGTTTTTCGTAGCAATGCGCCTTTTACTTGCACCCTGTAAAAATGATCATCTTTAAAAGCAAAAATATCGATGCCATCCTGCTGACAAAATGCTGTAGAAAAACCTTGTTCCTCTAATGATGCGCCTGCAATGTATTCTGCAATCCGCCCATTTTTTGTATTGCTAATCACATTATGCTTATTACTATTATAACCGCTAATCCGCCTACAGCGATCACAGAGCCTAAGATAATACTAATGACCATAAAAGTATCATGAAACTCTTCTTTGCGCTTCATACGCTGTCTAAGCAATTCTTTTTCCTGCTCTTTGGCTTGCTGTATTCTTTTAGATCTTTCAGCAATAATCCCTGCCCAAGTGCCATGCCCAAATCTTAAATCAATTAATGTAGATATTTCCTGTATTTGTTCCTGCGCAAGTTTTGCATCAATTATTTCCTGCGCTACTGATTCAACGCCTAGCTGTTTAGATATCGAATGGCGGTTGCTTTTTCTATTTCTGTCTTTCTGGACTTGTTTTTCGCCTGCAAACAGATCATCAATTTGTTTAGCAATTTGACCTATGTCATTGGCAGTATTAATATTTGACTTTATAAAATCAACGCTTGCCTTAACTAAACTAATGCCTGTAAGAACTTCTGCTACAACCATTACTTTTCATTAAGTCGGTCTAACTTATCCTCTAAACGATGTAAATATTCTAACACTCTATCCATTTGTTCTTTAACTTCAGAACGGCTTGCAAAATCTTCTCTAGTCCTATTTAGCAATATATCAATTCGCTTTACATCATCCGCCTGACTTTTCCAGAGATAGCCAATAACACAAATTAGAATGCCAATAATAGCATCTACAAAAATACCAAAATCCATAGTTAATTACCCTCTCTCTTTCTTGGAATGCAAAGCGCATTAATGTAACTGCTTCCTGCAATTACCTGCACATTATTTTGTTTTGAAATTTTAGTTGCGTATTCTATGCAAGTATCTAGATCTGAAAATGCTATTTCTGAAACTTGTTGATTATTAATAAAAACCAACAGCACCCAAAATAGTTTTATGCGGTTGCTCCATACAAATCATTAAATGAAATTGTACTTGATGAAGGTACGCCAGTGTTTACATTGCTTGTTCGGTTTTGAACAGAAGTTATACTGCCTTGTGCTAGACTAGAAGAAATAGCTGTATTTTCTTGTTGAAACTGTGCGCCACCACCATTTACTTGGTAAGCTAAATGTGTTGCACCTATTTGGCTAGAATGTATTGCCCCTGAGAAACTTTGATTAGAAGTAAC